GTTGGGCCGGCGTGCCTTCTTGATGGAGCTCGATCCGCTCTACGTCGACGTCATTGTCCGCCGCTGGGAGCAATTTACCGGCCAGCGAGCCAGCCGGGGAGAAGGAGCGCAAATACCCGGCGAGCGCAAATCTCGCAAGAGGGAGGCGCGCCGTGGCTCGTAACAAGCGCAACGTCGATGACATGCTGGTGGTGGCTCTGGCGTGCGGGGCGACGGTGGAAAATGCCGCGCAGAGCGCCCAGGTCAGTCCACGCACCGCACATCGGCGACTCAGCGATCCTGCCTTCAAAGGGCGTGTCCGGATCTACAAGGCCGAAATGGTACAGCGGATCGCCGGCATGCTGACGGCCGGCTCGCTGGAAGCCATCAAGAAGCTCCTCGGGCTAGTCCAGGATCCTCAAACGCCACCCAGTGTCCTGGTCGGTGCGGTCCGCACTCTTCTGGAGTTTGGCATTCGCGTGCGCGAATCGGCTGATTTGGAACAGCGCCTGGCGATTGTGGAACAACAATTGAAGGAGAAAGCCCATGGCGCTAGCTAGCGGGCGATTGCGCAGTCGGTTACTGCGGGTGGAAAGCCGGTTGGCCGGACTCGGCCCTCAGCAGACTCCCTGCTGCCCGGTGTCGATCACCGACATCCGCTGCTGGGCCCGACATTATCTCGAAGGTTACTTCAAGCTCCCCTCGTCGTCGTTCCACGAATGGCTGGCAGATCGTCTGCAAGGGCTGCACACCCAGCGCGGCAGCCGGATCGCGCTCGTGGCGCCGCGCGGCTCGGCTAAGTCAACGTGGGTAAGCCTCGTCTATCCGCTATGGTCTGCGCTGCACAGGCATGAACCTTACATCCAGATCATTAGTGACACGCAGAGCCAGGCGCGGCTGCTGTTGGAGGCGATCAAGCGCGAGCTCGAAGACAACAATGTCTTGGCCCGGGACTATCCTGCCGCCGTGGGCCGCGGTAACCCGTGGGGACAAGACCGCATCCGCTTGGCCAGCGGCGTGGTGATCGAAGCCCTGGGCACTGGCGCCAAGATTCGTGGCCGGCGTAACCGCTCCGAGCGGCCCTCGCTCATCATCGTCGACGATCCGCAAAACGATCAACACGTCACGAGCGCCCTGCAGCGCGAGCGAAGTTGGAACTGGTTCAACCGGGCCGTCGCCAACGCCGGAACCCCGGAAACCAATGTTCTGGTCTTGGGCACAGCCCTACACCGCGATTGCTTGGTACTTCGGTTGGCCCATACCGGCGGCTGGGAAGGCAGGACCTTCCGTGCCATCGAAAAAATGCCTGACCGAATGGAGCTCTGGTCGGCCTGGGAGCGCATCTACACCGACTGGGAAGATCCAGAGCATGAGAAGCACGCGGCCGAGTACTACAAGAACCACCGTATAGAGATGAACACCGGCGTGGAGCTACTTTGGCCAGAGAGCGAGGATCTCTATGGCTTGATGTGTCGACGCTCGACTATCGGCGCCGCCGCTTTCGCCAGCGAAAAACAGGGCGATCCGTTCGACCCGGCCGCCTGCGAATTCCCACCCGACTATTTTGGCGGTCCCGGTTTTTGGTTCGACGAGTGGCCCGAGTCTCTTCGGTTCAGGACGCTGGCACTCGATCCAAGCAAGGGCAAGGACGCCGATGTCGGAGATTACTCCGCCTTGGTGAAGCTGGGACAGGACCACAGCGGCATCTTTTACGTCGAGGCCGACCTCAAGCGCCGACCGACGCCGCAACTCATCGCCGATAGTGTCGAGATGATCCGGCTATTCGGGCCAGACGGCTTTTGTGTCGAGACCAATCAGTTCCAGGAACTGTTGGCTGCCGAGTTCTGGCGATTAGGACAGCAGCACAAAATGCACTTGCCGATTTACGGGATTAACAACCAGACGAATAAGCAGGTGCGGATCCGGCGGCTAGGAACCTATCTGGCGCAGCGTCTGTTCCGGTTCAAGATCCGCTCACCGGGAACGGCCCTTCTGGTGCAGCAACTCCAGGATTTTCCAGTGGGGGATCATGACGATGGACCTGATGCCTTGGAAATGGCCTTGCGGACAATGATCGAGCTTTGGAATGAGCGGATCGAAGCATCCCAACGGCGGGTTATCCGACTAGTGCCATGAGGGACCTGTTAACTGGTTTGTTGTAGGTTCGAGTCCTACTCGGGGACCTCAGGAGTTGGCCGAACTCCAGAAAATGCAGTTCGACTTGAGGTTGACCGGCTTTTCGGACGAAACGTTGGCCCTTCTTTTGGATGCAGCTTCGCCAACCGGCCTAACTGATCCCGACGAGGTCCCCGCACCTCGCGATCAACCAACAACTCAACCAGGAGACCTCTGGCTCCTAGGTCGGCACCGGCTCCTTTGTGGCGATAGCAGCAAATCGCAAGATCTTGATCGCTTGCTTGGCGGCGCAGCTGTCCACCTTGTCCATACTGACCCGCCCTATAATGTCCGCGTCGAGCCGCGCTCAAATAACGCTATCGCCACTGCCAACAGTTCCCCCGCCGGCACCAAACCCCACCAGGGTTTCGATTTAGCCCGACGCCAGCAAAGGGTACGTCCTACCAGCAAACGACTTCGCGCCAAGGACCGGCCTCTTGCCAACGACTTTGTCAGCGAAGGCGAATTCAACCAATTGCTACACGCCTGGTTCGGCAACTTGGCGCGCGTACTCCTTCCCGGCCGCGCGTTCTATTGCTGGGGCGGTTACGCGAATTGCGGTAATTATCCTCCCGTCCTCAGAGCCTTGGGACTGTACTTCTCACAAGCGATCATTTGGATCAAGGAACATCCAGTCCTGACGCGGAAAGATTTCATGGGCAACCATGAGTGGTGCTTCTACGGCTGGCGCGAAGGGGCGGCCCACCAATTCTTCGGACCGAGCAATGCCACCGACGTCTGGTCCGTCAAGAAAATCAATCCGCAGAACATGGTCCATCTGACCGAAAAGCCCGTCGAACTCGCCCGGCGGGCTATCGAGTATTCTTCCCGGCCCAAAGAAAACGTTCTCGATCTCTTTGGTGGCAGCGGCTCGACATTGATCGCGGCCGAACAGACCGGCCGGCGCTCATTCCTTATGGAACTCGATGCCCTCTATTGCGATGTCATTGTCGAGCGCTGGGAGAAATTCACAGGACGGAAAGCCGAGCGGGAGCGGGCGGTTAGCGTTCGGTCCAGCAACCCCAAACGCCGGCGTCGGGAGATAGCAGGTGGCACGGTCCGCTAGGAAGAAGGCCGAAGCCAATCTGCTCCGGCTCCTGGCTTGTGGTGCGACTGTCGAAAGCGCCGCGCGCTCCGCGGGCGTCGCGGAACGGACCGTCTACCGGAGGCTCGCTGATCCCAAGTTTCAAGAGAGGATAGCCAAGGCCCAAGTCGAAATGCTCCAGCGCGCTACCGCGATGGCCAACGCCGCAACGGTAGAATCGGTCAAAACGCTTTTGGAACTCCAAGGGGCAGGCAACCCACCCCACGTTCGACTCGGCGCGGCGCGAGCCATGGTGGAAGCTTGTCTCAAGCTCAGACTCAATGCCGATATCGAAGAACGCCTCGCGGCCGTCGAGGCTCACCAGTCGCAAGGAGGCAGTGATGCGCCTAAGTAGCATCCGCACAAGGCTGCTTCGGATCGAGAAACGTCAGGCCCAAGTCTATCGGCCCCCGTCAACGGCGGCGCCGCCGATCGAGAAGCTCCAAGATTGGGCACACCACTACTTGAGCGGTTATTTCAAACTCCCGCCATCATCGTTCCACCAGTGGCTGGTGGGGCAATTGCAAAACCTTCACAGCCGTCGCGGCAGTCGCTTGGCCTTGGTCGCTCCGCGTGGCTCGGCAAAGTCGACCTGGGTCAGTTTGGTTTATCCTCTTTGGGCTGCCCTAAGCCGGCATGAGCTTTACATCCAGATCATCAGCGATACCCAAAGCCAGGCCCGACTTCTCCTGGAAGCGATTAAACGTGAGCTCGAAGACAATCCGCTCTTGGCAAGTGGCTATCCTTGGGCCGTGGGCAAAGGTAGCCCCTGGGGACAAGATCGGATCCGGCTGGTCAACGGTGTCGTGATCGAAGCACTCGGCACCGGCGCCAAGATCCGAGGCCGACGCAATCGCGCCGAGCGCCCTTCATTGATTATCGTTGATGACCCGCAAAACGATCAGCATGTCACGAGCGCCATTCAGCGGGAGCGAAGTTGGAACTGGTTCAACCGAGCCGTGGCCAATGCCGGCACGCCAGAGACCAATGTTCTGGTCTTGGGCACGGCCCTTCACCGCAATTGCCTGGTCCTTCGCCTCGCTCAGACCGGCGGCTGGGAAGGTAAAACCTTTCGAGCCATCGAAAAGATGCCTGAGCGCATGGATCTTTGGTCGACCTGGGAGCGCATCTACTTAGATTGGGAAGATCCAGAGCATGAGAAGCACGCGGCCGAGTACTACAAAGAGCACCGCCAAGAGATGAGTGCCGGCGTGGAGCTACTTTGGCCAGAGCGAGAGGATCTCTATGGCTTGATGTGTCTACGCTCGACCATCGGCGCCGCCGCCTTCGCCAGCGAGAAGCAGGGCGACCCGTTCGATCCAGCCGCCTGCGAGTTTCTACCGGAGTACTTCGGCGGTCCCGGTTTCTGGTTCGACGAGTGGCCCGAATCTCTCTGGGTCAGGACCTTGGCCCTTGATCCTAGTAAAGGAAAGGATGCCGACGTCGGCGACTATTCCGCCCTTGTGAAGCTGGGCATCGATAAGCACCGGATCATGTATGTTGAAGCTGATCTCCGCAGGCGGCCGACACCCCAGGTCGTCGCCGACAGTGTCGAGATGGTGCGGCAGTTTCGGCCTGAAGTCTTTGGGGTGGAAGTAAACCAGTTTCAAGAGTTGTTAGTGGCCGACCTGCAACGAGTCGGTGCTGAGCAGAACGTCCTTCTGCCGATTTTTCCGATGCTCAACGACGTCGACAAGAAAGTCCGTATCCGTCGGCTGGGAAGCCATCTCGCGCAGCGGAAGTTCCGCTTCAAGAGCCGCTCACCGGGAACGGCGCTGTTGGTTCAGCAACTGCAAGATTTTCCGGTGGGGGATCATGACGACGGGCCGGACGCGCTGGAGATGGCCTTGCGGCTGATGATCGACCAATGGAATGGACGATTTGCCCGACCTCAGCCGGGAGGGCGCTTGATTGTATGAAGAAGGAAACACTTTAGAGAATTTTCGCCGTCGCAGCGTGGCCTCACGGTCGGCCTGCAACGGACAGGTCCATCGTACCCAAAAGCGATTCTTCGGGAAGAAGAGCAAGCTGTTAACCAGATTGTTGTAGGTTCGAGTCCCACTCGGGGACTCGGGGAGCTTGCAAATCGTATGCAAGTTTCGGTCATTTCGAGTTAACCGACCGATCTCTCGAGTTTCTCGCGTTTTTCGCGGGATATCGCTGCCGCGTGGGTCTCGCACCCACGGGATGATCCGAACCCTTTTCACGGCGCACGTCCTAATCGGGGAGCTTGCAAATCGTTGTGAGTTTCCGTCACTTCGAGTTAACGGGTGAGTCTCTGTTCTTTCCCGGGTTTTTTTGCGAGAAAATGCGCATATCTCATGTCCCACTCGGGGAGCTTGCAAAATCCCTGCGAAATTCTCTCCATTTCGGACGTTTTGATTTTCGGGAAGTCGGTCCAACTGTTGGAGCTTCGGTCGAGGTAGACCGGCATGACGCCGTCCTCCGCTGGTGGAAGTGATCAAACTAGACCGGCCCGCGTCACGTCCATCGCTCAGACGCGTGCGCCGCTCATCCGCTGCCGCCAGCGAGTAGGT